CTGGGCATGCGGTGTACTTTAGGAAACCAATTAGGTTGATCTTTCATCTATCTCTCCAGCTATCGCAGCGTAAGCAGCTAAATCAACATAGCTATCTTTTTTATGTGCGTGTTTTAATCTAGCAATCTTTACCAAACCCATACAGATGGCAACATCATGTGGTGTAATTTCTTTATCAAGATATGCACTCCATAACTTTGCAATGTTTTGATGGTTTGTTAACTTATCACCGTAATCTTCTTGGCGATCACCACCAACAAGTTTTTCTGCTTCTTGTAAAATTTTTTGACAGATCATAGTTTTAGTTTTTTCTAAAGATCGGTTCGAATTCAAACTGACCTTCTGTTCGGTGAACGACGACAAGCTTTTCTTTTGCTCTTGTTGCACCGACGTAAAAGACGCGTGTTTCATCATCCATTCCTTCCCTTGAATCTTTCATTGAACTATACGGTCCGTATGAAAGATCAGTTAATAACATTACATTATCTCTCTCCCCACCTTTACTTGCGTGTATGGTAGATACTTCTATACGTGGTTTGTCATCTAATTTATTTCCTTCACGCATGATAGCTCTAAGATAATTTATTCTCTTTCTAAATCCTTTCGCATTTAATATATCATACCACTTCATGTCACGTACGTCCATGTCTTTGATTGTTTCACGCAATCCAAAGTCATTTATTAAATCGTTTAATGAATACATGATACGTGCTTCACCTTTAAACGTACCATAATTTCTTTTGATACGTGTGCTATCCATAAATTGATATAAAACATCACAAGACTGACCTGGTATCTCTCCACCTTTTTGTAAACGTGTCCACGCTTTGATAGCTTCAATATATTTTAAATTAATAACAGATTGACCATAACGTTTATATAGCCATCCATACATCTCTAAAGATTCACAAACTTGCTTCACAATCTCATGTGTACGACATAAAATTAACCACTCGCCCTCAGCAATACCATGGTTTAAAGGTCTGATATTTAAGAATTTTACCTCTCCTTCTTCTTCTCTTGGGTTGTATGTTTTATCAATTCTTGTTGAAATACGCTGTGCTAAATTTGTGGCAATAATGTGTACACTTTTAGGAATACGATATGATTGTTTTAATGGTAACAATGTATTGTTTTCATCATTTGCCATATTAATAAAATGTTCGATGTCAGCACCAGCCCAACGAAAGATTGCTTGATCATCATCACCAGCAACATATGTTTCTTTTGGCTTTGCTATTTCTTGTATCATACTTATTACTTTCCATTGATGTGCAGACAAGTCTTGTGCTTCATCAACAAATAAATATTTTAATTGTGGTGGATTTCTTTTTTCTAAAAAACGATTGAAGTAATCAACGTATTCTAATTTTTGTCTATCACGTTTAAAGTTTTTTAAATCTAAATCCATTTGTTCAATCGTGTTCCGTGCGCCGTAGTCATTGAGCTTTACTGTTTGAAACACGCGTCGTAATCTATCTTCTTCATCAGGATACTTTGCGTATGCTAAATTAATAATGTCTTGATATTCACTCTTTGCTGTTGGCATGGATATATCAACACCATTACCTTTTTTCATTTTATTAACAAAGACACGGCCCGTGATCCGTGAAAGTTCTTCATAGTCCTGTTCATCCATGATGTCCGTGCCTTGTAATTGTAATCGTTTATATGCGAGCGAGTGCAACGTACAAAAGTATGGATACATCTTTTTTAATTCATCTTCACTCCATTCTTCTTTCGTCACTCTGTCACGTATTTCTTCAGCAGCTTTTACAGTAAAACTAAAATAACCAATTTCATTTGGTGAACACTCACCTTTACTAATTATTTCTTCAACTTTGTTTTTTAAAAAAGTTGTCTTACCTGTGCCAGGAGGACCTATAACTATATTTCTATGCATTAATATGGATCCTCTTCGGTAAAGTCTTTGTCTTTTAATTTATATTCTGCATCAATAATATTAGAAGGTATCTTCCACACATGCTCTGACTTTGTACCAACACGAAGCTTTGCAGAATTACCACTAAACTCAGAAAATACTTTGAACATATGTGAGTCAGACATTTTATTAAAACGTTTCGTCTTTAAAAAGTCTCTAAATGATTGAGGTTTAAAGAATAAATAATCTTTATGTTCATAGACCATGCCTGTAAGCACATCTTGTCTATCTTTTGCCCCACCATTATTTTCTAAGAATATTTTTAATTGATCTAAGAATTGACCTTTTGCTGTAACTTCGCCAGGTAAATGTATGTAATCACCTTCACCCATGTTCTTTAACAAACTATCAACAATGTCTGCCCATATCGCAGGGGCGATGGGCCGTGGGCTTTCATTCGCTTGCGCTATGCATTGTTTTCTATATTCACCATGATTGGCTAATTGATCAAGTGATAAGATAATAACTTTACCGTTATGTGTTACTTCATACATCGGATTATCTGACACCCACTTCTTTAAACTCGTAATGTCATTCGACGCAGAATTACCAATACCAAACTTCTGTGATTGACATTTAATTTTTTCACACACGGATTTAAACGTTGGTTCTTCACACCGATAAAAATATTTTTTATCTTCTACTTGTTTAAATATTGTCAGCACCTCTCTACTTGGTAAAGGTGGATTAAAATATTTTGTATTATATTGATCTAATTTTTGTTCTAGTTGATCAGGAAAACGTTGTCGTAAATAAATACCTAATTGAAATAAACATTGATTGCGTGAGCCTTCAGCAAAACCTTGTGATGCTAAAGTAATAAGACACGGAGGAGCACCTTTAAAATCATCATTTGTTCTTTCGGTAACAGGTTTATCGATAACCACCATGTTGAGATTCGATACGACTTTACTTTCATAATGCGTTATAAACATACCCAATTCAATCAATGCATCACCTTTATCATTTAACGCATATCTTGTCGGATACTCTGGATGGTTATACGGCAAGTTTAAAAAATTACCTGTACCTTTTGAGTTCAGTTCAATTTGTTTTGGAAATATCTCACTCTCACCGTAGCCTAACCATGCAGCTATCTCTGTTAGTTTTATTTGCATATCTCTTGCAGTGCATGGCTCATCTACAAATAAAAATACATGAGCACCGCCGCTTTTTGATTTACATACAACCAACGGCAATTTCTTATCAAGTATTTGGGTAATTAGTTTTTTATGATCGAATCCATCGTAGGTATCTATGTCTATAGCACCCCATCTGCACGTATTATCGTCTCTAATTGGTATGATACCAAGAGATGGTTCTTTACCATCTAAGTGATTATTCCATTGTAATTCTGTAAGTTCTTGTTTTTCTATCCAAGATTTAGCTTCTAGCTTTCCGTTTTGATTTTTAGATCTACTTTCTGTTTGACCATATGCTCTGGTTAGACCAGAAAATATTTCAATAAATTTTTGTCTCTCTTCCATAAATTCTCATACCTAGTTGAGGGAGCAATATTTTTTGTAGGAGGAAAATGATGCTCCCTCGATTGTTAACTTAAATGTCTAGTACGCATCGGAAGTTGCGTTGTCAACACTTTCGTCTTCATGCTTAACTTTTACCTCACCAGCATCAACAGACGCGGAGAAAGCTTTTGCTTGTGCGTATAAGTCAGCATCTTCGATTGGACCGACTCTAGAGACGTCCCAACCAAACCATTCACCCAAATCATTCGATTCTGCAATCGTTTTCAAAGAATAAATGTGGGAGTAAGAAGGTGGTGTAAATAACCCCTTCGAACCTTTTAATTTTAACCCAAGCATTAAAGAATTCCATCTCTTAGATTTCTTTCTTTGTGTGCTTTTCATAGCGATCAAAGCTTGTGACCAAACTCCATTATCGCTTTTAATCAAACAAAAATGATTTGCCGTATCTTCGATATAATTACCATTTGATAATCTATCTTTACGTTGATCATCTCGTTGAGTTTTTGACAGTACATCACTGTCACCAGGATAGATATTAACAGGAGCACCTGTGCCCTTGCCTCGATCTTGCCATTCAATATATTGACGTTGATATGAACAAGGTATGACCTCTACCCCTTTATCTCCATCAAATATTTCTTTTGTAAGCGTATTGTAGATCATTCCACTTTCCGCTCCCTCAATGTATTGAGGATCTCTCTTCTTAATCTGTGGTGATGTATCACTCAGAATACGAAGAAAAGGAATTGCAAGATCATCCATCCCTAATTGCCCTAGCCCTTGATTAGCGTCTGCTTCAAACATGCTAGGATCAAATTGAACAACTTCTCCTGCTTCTTTTTTCTTTACAGCGTTTGCCATATTTACTCCTTATTTTTTCTTGGTTATTTTTGTCTTCTGTCCGATAAACAAACTAAACGTATTGTCTGGGACAGATTTTCCTTCTTCATGCCACTTTCTAATAGTAGCTTTCAGTGTCGAAGGATGCACTGAAACTTTTACTTCAGGAATGAGGCCCATGTTTTTTATCTCTTCTTCAAGATGTTTAGCCATGTTGCCTTCTCCCTTACCGAAACTTATACCTACTTGGTTTTTTATTATATCGCCCAAGCCATTGTCTTCTAACCATTCATAACAAGCCTTAGATTTTTCAGTATCTTTAGGTATAGATACGTAAATATCTTCTACCACATCTACTTTAGAACCATCCATCATAGTAGTGGATGTCATTCCTAACTCTTGCATTTTACCTGGTATAACCTCACCAGATAATTTTCTGTGTTGTTCTTTTAAATCTTTTAATGTTGCTTCTGTATCCTCAATCTGTGATTCCATTTGCAATTGCTTACGCAACAATTCTGCAACAGACTCCAGACCTGTTTGATCTATGTTAGCAACATCTTCTTCAAAGTTTATCTTGCTCATCTATTTCGCCTTTCTCGTTCAAGTTAACACTTACAGGATAATAGCGCTGTGCTTTCTTATCCCACTTTAAGATATTGAATTTACCTCTGTTCATTTCAGCGGCAACACAACAAGCAATACCCATCGCTGCAGGATCGCCCATCATCAATAAATAATCATCATCATTAAAATCTTTTAGTTTTCTTTTTAACTTACGTATCGCAGGTTGTGGACTAAACATAATTTGTTGGCCACTTTCAAACAATACCACAATTTCGCCATAATCAGCTGCACTTAACACACTGATGTAAGGATTTTCTTGTACTAAAAATACAGTAGGTTTGCCCTCTGTTTTTTCTTTTTTATATGTATCAATCATACTTTCTGTCCCACTTCTTTACACTTGTATTTTTATAATGCAAGTAGTATATAACATTTTTAGAAAGAAATAAATGGATTATTATGGAATACAGATTTAAAACAAAACCTTTTCAACATCAACTAGATGCATTGAAAGACAGTTGGAACAAAGAAGTTTGGGCCTTATTCATGGAGATGGGTACAGGTAAAACAAAGGTTTGCATCGATAATATCGCTATTTTGTATGACAAAGGCAAGATAAATGCTGCTCTTATTGTTGTGCCAAATGGTATTAAACGTAACTGGCGTAACGAATTAGGTATACATTTAGCCGATCATATAAACTATCGTGTAGGTGTTTGGTCAGCATCACCAAAGAAAAAAGAAAAAGAAGAGCTTGATCAGTTGTCCGTGAGCGTTGATGACTTAACCGTTCTTATTATGAATATAGAAGCGTTATCCACAGTTCGTGGTCGTGACTTCGCAAAAAGTTTTCTTACAAGAAATAATTGTTTGATGTGTGTGGATGAATCTACAACAATAAAAAATCATTCTGCAGCACGTACAAAAAATATAATTAAGATAGCAGA